AGCGGAACCGGTGGACATCTACACGCATGGCTCCTCCACCTGTGCCATGCGAGCCGGCGGAGTGCCGGTGGAGCCGGCGAGCACGCCAGCGTAGACAGATGTGGCCAGATCCACCCCTCCTTAAGGGGTTCGCTTTGTACAGACCACCAGCACAACCTGGAGAGAGAGCGGCTTGGGTGGTTAAGTTATTTAATCTCGGCCAACCAGTCCGAAAGATTTTATTTTACCACCGCACTAACGCCAGGAAGGCCTTGCAAGGCCGGCACACCCCAGAGGGGCGGGGACACCCCTAGATATTCTGCCTGACTACCGTAGGACCATCGGTACGCACGACTGAGGCTGTTCGAGTCCCCCTCCTGCAGCCCCCAGGGCTAACGTGCACAACGCGATCAACAGCACTCCCAGCTAACATGGTGCATGACTGCCGAGGCTCGGTCTGACTAACAGAGGGCGGTTTTCTAGGCCGCCCGCCCGTCCCCTAACCATGTGCTGGTTCCCGTGACGTGCCTACACGTTGCGGTTGGTCACGCTCCACACCTACACAGTGCTACCGGGCTTGGAGAGCGTCATGGGTGCGATCACCTCAGCTGTCCAAACTACCGTCACCTTCGGCTAGGCGACCCCCAACTGACCGCCAGAAGACTCTCCGATCCTTCGCTTCCCGTCCACCAGTAGCCCATGCCTGGTCTCTATGATGTCCCTTGCCCACTACGGGTGGTCGCCCGGGGAACGTCAAAGTGGCCTCGCCGGCGCGAACGCCGCAAACCTTTGTAGACGACTATGACGTGGGTAATCCCCGACCGATTTCCACCAGCTCGAAAGCAACGATTATCCGTAGCACGCTATTCCACCACACCACATCCACCCACGCCAGCACACGGCTAGCCCCCCGCCACGAACGGATACAGGTGGGTCCTCTAGAAATACCGGGCGTACTTGTCACGAGAGTCCGGTACATCCGGCTCGTACCTGGACGGGCACCAGCCGGTGGGCAGCTGTGGGGCACACAACTGCCTCTCTATCTCCAACTGCATCTCCACCGAAATACCCCAGGACGTTTCAAACCCTAGCCTGGTAGCCGCAGTGACAGGAACCGTCACCGCACGCTCCCAGTCAACCCCCCTCGAGAGGACCGCCTTATACTCGAAATCGGTCAACTCAGCACGCGAAAACGCAACGTGCCTAGTCAGGTCGAGTAACACAGAAGCAAACTTCGACAGAATGGGTACGCCTCTACTCAAAACCGCCTCACAGTAGGCCACGGACTTCAGAACCCGGAGCCCCCCCACGAGCTCCTTGTAGTGCTGATACCCGCACGCAGCATGTGACAATACCTTCATAGGGTTGCGGACCATGGTCCAGCCCTCACCCTCAACGTACAAGGGTTTGGACTGTCCAAAAGGTATTTCGCCTACTGTGAATGCCGGTGGTTCGAGAGTCATCTCAAAGCCGGCCCTTAGACAAACGGGGTTGATGGCACTGGTCCAAAGCTTGACATCCCGCTTGCGTACGAAGATTAGCGCATTATCTCCGTCCGCAAGGAAGTCAAACCTGGTCTTAACCTCCCTGGCCACCATGAGCATCAGACCACACATAACGACCGTGTTTCCAAGGCCGGTATTGTAATCCCCAGACGCCCGCACCCCCACAGCGTGAAACCTAACACCACCCGTCCCCTTGCCCTCAAACGACAACTGCCACGCTAGCAGACGCCTCAGGCGACGGTCCCGGTTTAGTTTGGTATAAACGCTGTGCTCTGCCTTCAGGACCTGCTCACTGAAATGAGCCTCGAAGGCCTTCCCATCCACCTCCATAGCAACCATGTCGGGCTGAGAACTCATTTTCCTCCTAATGAGCTCAGCCCTTCGGCGAGGGTCGAGGCCCTTGCCCACCAACCTCGTATGGCTGTAAAAAGTCCTGCCCCACCCGCGAAAGTGGGCGTAGAACTCATGCTCGATCGGCCTGAGGTACGTCGCCAGTTCCAAGTTGTACCGCGGATCCCTTGCCATGATCACCCGCGGCTTCCACACCTTGTACCCAGACAACTTCTCCCCCTTGACGAAGGCCTTCACCCTAGTGTCCAAGCGGGTGGCTAGCCCTTCACTCATAAGCGAGCTGAAGGCCTCCGTATACCGAGCATAGAGCCTACGATTCCCCTTGTAGGACTCTACGACCTCCGAGAAGGAAGACTGCGGGACGTCCCCAA